GTGAAACAAATCAAAAAACCACGTCTTACCGGCTGGATCGTGACATCGGCTTTTCTCTTTGCTGTTATCGGGCTGATTTCACCACAACAGCTTCCCGTCACCGTCTATAAACTCTCGCTTATCTCACTCGCCGCCGTATTAGGTTATTGGCTGGATCGTTCACTATTTCCTAAAGCTCGCCCCGGTTTATTCCTCGAACAAGGCGATGAACCTGTACCGCGTGGACGCTTTCCTGTTCGGGATGGTCACCACACTGTATTTGCCGCTGCAATGTTACGACGAGCGCTGATTGTGTCAGCCGTTTGCATCGGCGTAGCGATGGGGCTGTGATATGCGACATCTCCTTATCACTCTGCTTCTTAGTTCCCTGTTTTTTAGCGCTACGGTCTGCGCTGACACGGTCCCCCGTGCTGCGCAGGCGTACCGCAGTGATGTGATCCGCAGCGCACGGCTGGATTGGGGAATGAATGCCCCGATTGCGGATTTTGCGGCGCAACTGCATCAGGAAAGTGGTTGGAACCCACGGGCTGTTTCGCCCGTTGGTGCGCAGGGGCTGGCGCAGTTTATGCCGACAACCGCCAACTGGTTTAGCGGCATTGTCCCTGAACTTCGTGCGAATCAACCGTTTAATCCAGCCTGGTCTATCCGTGCTCTGACTGGCTACGATCGCTGGCTGTGGACGCGAATCAGTGCCAGCAATGACTGTGAACGCATGGCGATGACGTTGTCGTCCTACAACGGCGGGCTTGGCTGGTTACAGCGTGATAAGCAACGTGCGAAAATCGCCGACAAGGACATACTTCTCTGGTTCGATCATGTGGAAACCGTCAATGCTGGGCGCAGCGCTGCCAACTGGCGTGAGAACCGCCATTATCCCGATCGCATTTTGCATCAACTAGCACCTCGTTATTTGAGTTGGGGGAGGGCGACCTGTGTGGAATAGTCTGTTTCTCAATAGCCTGAAATCCCTTTTTTCTCCACGTGTGGTCACCGCCCTGATTGCCGTTGTGTTGCTATTTACGGTCTATCTGACCGGCCGTAATCAGGGTTATCAACTAGCGCAAGCGCAGGGGGACATGGCATTGGCGAAGCAGCAGGCGGCATTCAACTTGCTACAGCAGCAGCAGGCCGAAACTCAGAATCAGCGATTACGTGCGGCGGCGGAGCAATACCAGCAGCAGGTAGAGCATGGGAACCAACTCGAACAGCGCTATATAGTTGCGCGCCAAAAACTGGCGGCGGATAACGCCGCTCTGCAACGGAGAATTGACCATGTTACTCAGCAATATATTGACGAGAAAGGCAAAGTTCAGCCTATGCAGTGCGTGTTTACTCGTGGCTTCGTGCAGCACTACAACGCCGCGTTCGGTCTGTCTGCTGGCGGTGCCTCAGATATTACCGCCGCTACCCGCCGCCCTGGCACAGCGTCCGGTTTCGGCGCAACCGCTGACACCGAATTACAGCCTTCAGGCGTCTCCCAGCGCGATATTCTCGCCAACATCAGCGACAACGGAGAGCGCTATCAAGCATTAAGTGCGCAGGTTAATGCGTTGCTGGACTACATCGAAGCGTTACAACCGACAGGGGAGGTAACACGTGAAGATTGAAGTGGAGTTTTGGTCGCTGGTCGGTCTGCTGTTGTCGTTTATGAGCTTCCTGTTTGCCGCTGGTCGGATTCTACTCATCCAGATTGAAAAGCGGCTGAACGAGCGTTTTGCTGCACTGGAAAGTGCTCGCCAAAAGAGCGAACAAGGGTGGACGCGGCTGGAGCGCGAGTTTCTGGAGTTCCGTGCTGATTTGCCGCTGATTTACGTGCGTCGCGAGGACTACATCCGTGGTCAGACGGTAATTGAAGCCAAACTGGATGCGCTTTACAACAAGCTGGAGCTAGTGCAGCAACGGTATTCGGGAGGAAATCATGGCTGATACGCAGGGTATCCGACAGGAATCGATGCGCTGGCATTTGCTCATCGCATTAAATAAAACGCGTCCTTATACGGCGAATGAAATGTTCCTGCTAGCCGTGATGCAGCGGCTGTATGTTGATGCCTCAGAGCCGGAGTTGCGTCAGGCGCTGGATTACTTGGCCGATCGTAAGATGGCGATATTAACTAAAGAGATGGAAGGTGTCTGGCTGGCGAACCTAACCCGCCTGGGTGTGGATGTCGTGGAATATGCAGTTGACTGTATGGTTGGCATCGCCCGACCGGAAAAATACTGGGATCGGTGAGTCGTAACGCTGGTTTTTCTTCTGCACGTTCTCTTTATCTGTGTCGTCATCTTCCTTTACGCCAGCACGGTTGTGTTGGCGTTTTTTTTATCTAAATAATTTTATATTTCATGTAATTAGACGTTTTTTCCAATAAATCCTGTCGCTGTTTTTTTCTAAAACAGATTAAAAGCCGCCGCCAACCGTTATCCGGATACTAGCGCCATCAAAACAGGGCAGCACCAACACAGCGGGTGAAAGGATATGAATACCAAACCAATTATCGATGCGGTGATAGCCCGCCTTCAGCAGTATTTACCCGCGCTGCGGATCGCTTCCTGTCCAGAAAGTATTCTGATCGGGCCAGACTTCCTGGCACCTGGAGATGTGCTGGTGGGATATCGCGGCTCCGAGTTTTCCGCACCGGAAGACGTGGATTCTCCGGTTCAGACGCAGCGACCTCAACTGATGGTTGCCGTGCTGCTGCCGAAGCTAGATGGCGAAGAGGGCGTGCTGGCCACGCTCGATACCATTCGTCAGGCGATGGGAGGATACCGACTGCCTGACTGTCATCGCGGCATCCGGTTAGTACGTGACCGCTACGTTGGTTACACCGAAGGACGCTGGCATTACGCCATCGATTGCACTACAGAAACCCTTTTTATCGAAGGCCGCGAGCAGACGGATGGTCCGCTGCTTACCACGGTTAATTATGAGGAGAAAGACGCATGAAATACCGCTATACCGGCCCCGCCAGCGGAGTCACGCTGGCAGATGGTCAGGAAATTCTGCTTTGGCCCGCTCAGGTAACTGAACTGCCAGCAGATCATGAGTACGTGAAAACGCTGATCGCGCTGGGCTATTTGTTGCCTGTCGTGGGTCAGATTCTGGCTGATAGCGCAACGGAGGTGACCCTTGGCCGCTAATTATTTACACGGTGTAGAAACGATTGAAGTTGAAACGGGTGCTCGTCCGGTGAAAACCGTCAAGTCGGCGGTTATTGGGTTGATTGGTACGGCACCGCAGGGAGTGGTAAATGACGTCACGCTGTGCCTGTCCGAAAAAGATGCGGCGCAGTTTGGTAGCCAGTTCGGCGGTTATACCATCCCACAGGCGCTGGATGCGATTTACGATCATGGAGCAGGCACCGTACTGGTGATCAACGTGCTGGATCCGGCGAAACACAAATCCTCTGTGAGCGCGGAAAAAGTCACGTTTGATAAAGCAACGGGGACGGCGCAACTGGCTAACCGCGCTATCGCCAAGTTGGTACTGACGGCGGCAGAAGGTGGTGAGCCGTTTGTTGAAGGTCAGGATTATACGCAAGATGCTCAAACCGGTGTACTGAAAAACCTGGGTAAAAATATCGATGTTGCTGCCGTGGTCAGTGCGTCTTATGACTTTGCTGATGTCACGAAAGTGACTGCCGCTGACATCATTGGCAGCATCAACGCCGCGGGCAAACGCACCGGTATGAAGCTGTTGAACGATACCTACAATCTGTACGGCTTCTTCGCCAAGATTCTGATTTCTCCGGTGTTCTGTACGCAAAACAGCGTAACGACCGAACTGATCTCGTTGGCGGACAAACTGGGCGCGATTGCCTACATCGATGCGCCAATCGGTACCACCTTTGCACAGGCGCTGAGCGGTCGTGGTCCGGAAGGCACGATCAATTTCAACACCAGCTCTGAACGCGCTCGTCTGTGTTATCCGCACGTAAAAGTATACGACGCAGAAACCAACGGCGAACGCTTGGAGCCGCTGTCGGCGCGTGCCGCTGGTCTGCGTGCCAAAGTCGATCTGGAGAAAGGTTTCTGGTGGTCATCATCCAATCAGGAAATCAAAGGGATCACCGGCGTAGAGCGCCAATTGTCTGCGATGATTGACGATCCGCAGAGTGAGGTGAACCTGCTGAACGAGCAGGGCATTAGCACTATCTTTAATAGCTACGGTTCCGGCCTGCGCCTGTGGGGCAACCGCACCGCAGCCTGGCCAACCGTGACGCACATGAAGAACTTTGAAAACGTGCGTCGTACTGGTGATGTGATTAACGAATCTATCCGCTACTTCAGCCAACAATACATCGACATGCCGATCAATCAGGCGTTGATCGATGCTCTGGTGGAATCGGTTAACGCCTACGGCCGCAAGCTGATCGGTGACGGCGCGCTGTTGGGTTTCAAATGCTGGTTCGATGCCGCTCGTAACGAGCAAACCGAGCTGGCGGCAGGGCACCTGTTGCTTAACTACAAATTCACTCCGCCGCCACCGCTTGAACGTCTGACCTTTGAGACGGAAATCACCTCGGAATACCTGGTAACGCTGGAGGGCACTAACTGATGGCCGGGAAAATTGAAGTAAACCGTATCACCAACGCCAACATCTACATCAACGGTACCAACCTGTTGGGGCGTGCACAGGAAATCAAACTGCCGGATGTCTCGATGATCATGCAGGAGCACAAGGCGTTGGGTATGGTCGGCAAGATCGAGCTGCCTGCGGGTTTCGACAAGCTGGAAGGCGAGATCAAATGGAACTCCTTCTATCGCGAAGCGATGCTGGCAGCGGCGAATCCGTACCAATCGCTGGCGTTGCAGTGTCGCTCCAGCGTGGAACGCTATGGTTCCCAGGGTCGTATCGAGGAAGTGCCGCTGGTGACGTACATGACCATTATGTTTAAAAAGAATCCGTTGGGGACGTTCAAACAGCACGAAAACCCGGATTTCAGCAGCGCGTTCAACTGCACCTACATCAAGCAGGTGATGAACGGGGAAGACCTGCTGGAGTTGGATTACATGTCCAACATCTTCATGGTGGGCGGCGTGGATCAACTGAATAGCTACCGCGCCAATATCGGCGGTTAATTCGGTCGTTATTGATTAAGGTTGGTAAGAAAGGGGCTTCGGCCCCTTTCTTATGCTCGCCAGTTTCGTTTTCTAATTTGCTTTAAAATCCTTATTCCTTGCAGCACGCGATACTGCTCCCGACATTTACTAAGGAGCTGTTATGCACACTGAAACCTATTCTCTGCAATTCCCTTATACCACCTCTGCCGGTCAACGTGTGGAGTCCATTTCACTCAAGCGTCTGAAAGTAAAAGATATCAAAGCGGTGAAAAAAATCAGCGATGATCCAAGCAACTGGGACGACGCCCTGTTGTCGCGCATGACTGGTCTGGTGCCGGAAGACATCGATGAGATGGATGCGCAGGACTACATGGCGCTGCAAAAACGATTTCAGCAATTACTTGGGTTGGATAACTCAGCCAGCGCTGCTGTGGAAAGCGCAAGCTCTGCTGGCGAGGTGGTTTCGCTTTCAGCCGAGTGAGATTGATGCGTTGGAACTGGACGATTTTGAACGCTGGCTGGATGAGGCCAGCGAACAGATAAAACGTGAGAACGGTGAGGAAGACTGATTATTGACAGGAGTAATTAGGCCACCATCCACCCTAACCCGGCCAGCGACAGGACGCTGGCCGTTTTGTTCCTCACCACCTGTCTTCATTCTCCCGCTAATCGCCCGTCCTTTCCTCGCTTTTCTCCTTATTTGTGATGGGCAAACCAAACTGGAACGGCGTAAGCCACCGTCTCTAATCCGCCCCGCGAGGGGCTTTTCTGAATGAGAGTGAACCGTGGATATACTTTTAAACGGAGCCATGTTGGGCAAGGCGTTTAGCACCACACTGGATGACACAAAAAAATCGCTGCTGTCACTGAGCGATAGCCTCAAACAAGTACAGGAGCGGCAGCGTTCGTTTAATCAGTTGCTGGAGCGCTTTGGTGCTATCAGCGTACAAATCATGTTTCAACTAAACCAGTCGATCCGTGAACTGGAAATCAATCAAGAACGTCTGGCTCACAGTCAGTTGCGTCAGGAAACGCTACACGATAATCGTGCTGAACATACTGAAAACCCCCTGGAAATAAAGGAGACATTTAGCTCGGTGATGGCACCCATTGTGGAGTCGGTCACGCGCTATGCGTCATTTGAGGCGCAATTGCGCGACATCAGTGTTTCACATGCGATGTCGAGTGAGCAGGAAAAGGTGATGGGGCAGCGCCTACGTCAATCTTCACAGTGGGTGAACCAAACGCCGGATGCGTTGTTAAGCGGTGCAGGACAATTGCTTGATAGCGGGATGTCTGCGGATCAGGCAACGGATGTTGTGACGGTGTTGGGGAAAACCTCAACGGCCTCCGGTACTGCACTGTCCGATCTTACTGAACTCGCAACCACGCTGGATGATGTGTTTAACCTGAAAGGGGCGAAGACATTGGAGGAATCCTTCTCCCGGATGCTGGCAGGCACTAAACAGGGTTTCTCCATGGCATCGATGGCGCAATATGTCCCCGCGCTGGCTCCGGGTTTTACGGCGATGGGCGCGACGGGTGATCAGGCATTGAGCCAACTGGTTTCCAGTCTTAGTGCCACGAAGGGCACGGATACGGAAGCAAACGTGGCTGCGCAACTGGGTCGCTTTATGCATGCGGTAGGGCGAACAGACATTGCCGACAGCTACCGTAGTGCGGGTGTGAATTATACCGAGTCGCTGAAAAGCTACATGAAAGACGGATATTCGCAGTACGACGCTGCTGTTTTGATCGGTAATCAGCTTATCGATAGTAAAGGCAGTCAATTCCAGCAACTGTGGGGCCGGGTCGCGGGCAATGTGGATGCGCAGCAACGTTTAATGCAGCGTTACGGATTGCAGGAGGTATTCCGCACGCCAGAAGCGGTGAATCACGCGCTATCGATGAAGCAGAACTGGAAAAGCTATCAATCTAACCAGCAGGCGATGAACGGCCCGGCCGCCACGCAAACGCTGGGTAGAGACTTTGCCCTGCGAAACGACACACTGACCGCGCGCTGGAATCGAATGACAACGTCGTTGATGAATATTGCGCTGAACGTGGGGGAGGCGCTAACACCGGTGCTGGTTTCTCTGAGTGATGCGCTGATCCCTATTTTGGACCAACTGGTGACCTGGACGGCCGCGAACCCTGAGCTAGTGCGCGGTATCGTGATGACGGTTGCAGGTTTTTTTATATTTGGAAAGGCGGTAATTGGCGCGAAGCAGGGAATTACCTCGCTGCTATCCGCGTTGCAGAAACTTTGGGACGGTGTTTTACAGGTTAAGCTTGGCTGGCAACTGTTCAGCGCAGGATTAAGAACGACGGGTTTCTTACAGGGTATTGGTGCGATGTTGAACGGGGTGGCTAGCGGAGCCGGAACATTAGCACGCATGCTCGGGGGCGTGTTGCGTAGCGGCTTGATGATAGCAGGTCGGGCGGTTTTGTTTCTGGGACGGATGCTGCTGATGAATCCGATTGGCCTGACAGTAACGGCAATCGCGGGAGCCGCTTATCTGATTTACCGATACTGGGAACCGATTAGTGGGTTCTTTAAAAACCTGTGGTCACAAGTGAGTCAGGCTTTCAATGCGGGGTGGGAGGCGCTCAATAATGCTGTATCCGGCGGTGTAATGGGGATTACGGCGTTGCTGTTCGACTGGTCGCCATTTGGCGTGTTGTACTCCATCTTTGCTGATACCGTCAGCGAATTGGGCATTCAACTTCCCGGTAGTTTAAGTGCACTCGGCGGCGTGATTATTGATGCCTTAGTCAATGGCCTGACGAGCGCTTTTCCTGAGTTGAAAAACGTCCTGAAAACGATCGACGAATTTATTCCCGATAGCGTTAAAGATTTTCTGGGTATTGGCTCGCAAACGGTCTCTCCTGTTACTGGCGGGCAATCTATCGCTGCGAGTGCTATCACCTCGCCCATTCTGCAACCTACATCGGCATCTGTTCTGTCGCCACATGAATTCGTGGCTGAAAAAGGCGACGCGCCAACCCCGCAACAGCGTGTCTCACTGGCACCACCTGCCGGCGGAACGAAGGGCAAGTCCGCCAACGCAAACCCTTCCGAACGTATTCAGGTTGCTTTCTCACCCACCATTTACCTCAGCGGTCAGAAGGCTGTGCCAACGCCTGAAATGACGAAGACGCTGACGCTCAGCATGAATGAGCTGGAAAATATGTTGAACAAGTTGCTCGCCCAACGCGAGCGCAGGGGGTACGCCTGATGTTTGCGGTATTAGGAAATATTGAATTTAACGTGATCGCTTATTGGGACGGTTTTGATGCGTCGTTCGGTGCAGATTATGCCGAGCATAGCCGCATTGAGGGTAAACCCGGTTTGCAATTTATCGGTGCGAAGCTGGATGAGATTCGTATTAGCCTGGCGTTTCACCAGCAGTATTGCACGCCTGATGTGGAGCTGAAGCGCTTGAATGAAGCGATGCGGGCGCATCAGGCGATGGCGTTGGTCTTCGGTAATGGGGATTATCGCGGCTGGTTTGTGATTACTGCACTCACCTCGACCAGCCAACATACCGATTCGAAGGGTAACGTCTTGGCGATGAATGCAGAGTTGACGCTGCGAGAATATATTGGCGATCCGAAGAATCCGCTCAAACCCCCTGCGATAAAGACCCCAGTTCCCAATGTCAGCGCAATCAGCAAGGTGGCCGAAAAAGTCAGCGACTTTGCGACGTCGCTGCGTACGGCCGTCACGTATGCCAAGAAAGCGCAATCAGCCTTTAAAGCGGTGAAAACTACCGTCCAGATTGTAAAACGGATGAAGAAAAATCCTGAAACCGCGCTCTTGCAAATTCCTGGATTGCTAACGCAGGTTGGGAATGTGTTGACCCCGTTAAGTGAGGTGGAACCGGCGTTTAAAGAAGTGGCGAAAACTATTTCTGAAGCGGCGGTTCAGGCAGAGAAGATGATGCCTGAAATTACAGCGGTCAATAAAGCGGCGAATGACACACTGAAACAGGTCAAGCAAATGGTCAGTCTGCTACAGGGCGTTAACAGCAAAAACGTCATCGATACGTTGGAAGCCATTAGTAAGCAGGTTGATGCTGTCAGTGACACGTTTAAAAAGGCCGAACCTGCGTTGAGCAAGCTGACCGCTGAAATTATAAAGAGGGTTAAGTGATGTATCTCGAACATATCACCACACAGGGTGAACGGTGGGACACCTTATCCCATCTGTATTACGGCGATCCACTGGGTTACCCACGTATTATTGCCGCTAACCCACATGTACCCATCGTGCCGCTGTTACCATCGGGCTTGGTGGTGCTGATTCCTATTATTGAGCTGGCTGAGGCCAGTAAGACGGAGGACACCCCACCATGGCTACGTTAACTGAAAAACCATTCTCTCCCGGCGTGTCGGAAGTCCTGCAACCAGTGTTTACCCTGTGGTATCAGCAAAAAGACATCACCAATGATATTGCGCCGTATGTTACCAGCGTGACGTATACCGACAGCATCAAGAATGAATCGGATGCGATTGAGGTCCGACTTGATGATACCGATGGACGTTGGCTGGATAAGTGGTATCCCGGGACGGGCGATACGCTGTCGCTCAAGCTGGGCTATCGCGGTGAAACGTTGTTTAACTGCGGCACTTTTTCGATTGATGAGATTGAGGTCAGCGCACCACCCAGTGAGGTGGTGATTCGCGGCGTAGCGACATCGGTCAACCGCGCACTGCGGACCAAGTCAAACCGCGGTTTTGAAGATACGACGCTAGCCGCGATTGCGATGCGCATCGCAAAAAAGCATCAACTCACGCTGGCGGGAACGATTCAGAGCATCAAAATCGATCGCGTGACGCAATATGCAGAAACCGATGTCGCGTTTCTAAAGCGACTCGCCAGCGAATATGGCTATGCCGTGAAAGTCGTTAGTGACCAACTGATTTTTTCCCATCTGGCGACGCTACGTAGTCAGGAACCTGTTCGGCAAATCAAGCCAACGGATGTTGCGCGTTTTTCATTGCGTGACACGATCAGCCATGTCTACAAAAACGCCAAGACGAAGTATCAGAAAGGGAGTGAAAAAAAACTGATGGTTTATGAAGCCAACGGTGGTGTGAAAAACGAAATGAAATCTGCTGGTGCGGCGACCAGCGCAGATACGTTAAAAGTTAATACGCGTGCGGCGGATGTCTCTGGCGTGAGGATGAAAACAGATGCCGCGTTGGATGCGCACAACGAAAAGCAGCAAGCAGGATCGATGACGCTGATGGGCAGCCCCCAGTTGGCTGCGGGTAATAAAATTGAGCTGGTGGCGTTCGGCCAGCTTTCTGGCCACTGGTTGATCAACTCGGCCCGCCATGTTCTGGAACGTGGCAGTGGTTACACTACGGAGGTTGAGTTGACGCGTGGGCCGGCCACGGCAGGTAAGCGAAAGTCGGACAGCGGGAAAACGCTGGTGACGTACCACCCGGATGGTAACGCAATAGCGAGGAAGGTCAATAGCAACAAGGAGAAGGTAGAATGAGTTTATCTCGTCGAATTGGCACGATAAGCGCGGTGGATGAGGTTCACGTTATGGTGCGCGTTCGTCTGCCAGAATGTGACAATCTGCGCACGGCCTGGTTGCCAGTGTTACAGCACAATACACAGAATAATAAGGATTATTGGTTGCCGGATATTGGTGAACAGGTTGAAGTCCTGCTAGACGACAATGGCGAAGACGGCTTGGTACTGGGAGCAATTTATTCCGCTGCCGATGTACCAACGCTGTCGGATAAGGACAAGCGGGCGGTGACGTTCGCCGACGGTGCACATATTGAATACGATCGTCGAACGCATACGTTAACGATCAACGGCGGCGTGCAGCATATTGAAATTAGCAGCGGCACTGACGTGGTGGTTAATGCCCAGCGAGTCACTATCAATGCGCCGGAAACGACCGTGACTGGCAAGCTGCTGGTGCAAGGGCAATTCACTTACGAGAGTGGGATGTCCGGTTCCGGTGGTGCCAGTTTCAGTGGTGATGTCAGCGTGTCCGGCAATGTTAGCGCCAGCGGTAGTGTCATGGACACCGGTGGCAATTCCAATCACCACTCGCACTAACGCGTTCTCTAAACCGCTTTAATATTCCTTCCTCTCACCGGGGGCGACAATAGCCCCCTATGAAAACTCAATCTGTTTTTTGGCAACCGGCTCTGCAACGTTCTGGCGACATCGTCGAAGGAACGGCAGATATCCTGCAGGCGATTCACATCATCCTGCGGACACCCTGCGGCAGTGACCCACATCGGCCTGACTTTGGTAGCAATCTACATCTGTATCTCGATTATCCGATCGATCGTGCGATCCCGCATGTCGTCAGAGAGTCGGTAGAAGCGATCAAACGATGGGAACCTCGCTGCCAGCTACTGGCGGTTAAACCTTCTGTTAATGGGGCTCACTTGACGCTGCTCGTTAGTTGGAAAACCGCTAACGGCGCGACACAGACCACGGAGTTGTTATGGCGCTGACAGAACCCAATTTTATTGAACGCGACGCGGCGAAGATTACCGCTGAAATGATCGCGAAATATGAAGTTGATTCAGGGAAAACACTCTATCCGGCGCAGGCCGAACGCCTGTTGATTAACCTCTTTGCCTACCGGGAAACCTTAGTGCGTAGTGCGGTTCAGGAAGCCGCCAAGCAGAACCTGGTTGCGTTTGCTCGTGCACCGATGCTGGATTATCTGGCAGAACTGGTCGGTGTTTATCGTTTGGCGGCACAGCCAGCGCGGGCAGAGCTTCGCTTTACCCCCGAAACGCCGTTAGTCAGCGACCTGCTGATCCCTGCGGGTACTCGCGTTAGCGCGTCGGACAGCGTGACTTTTGCTACCGACAGCGATGCGCTGCTGAGAGCGAACGGCAGCGGTGTCACTGTGCTGGCGACCTGTACTGAGCGTGGTGATGTTGGCAATGATTGGCTGCCAGCCCAGATCAGTACGCTGCTAGATGAGATTGGCGACAGCGATTTAAGCGTCAGCAATATCACCAAAAGCAGCGGCGGTTCCGCCGAAGAGGGTGACGATCGCCTGCGCGAACGTATTCAATTGGCTCCGGAATCGTTCAGCACTGCAGGATCGAAGCTGGCGTATCGCTTCCATGCGATGCGGGCACATCAAAACATTGTCGATGTCGCGGTAATGTCGCCGAAACCGGGCGAGGTGGTGCTCTATCCGTTGCTTAGTACTGGCTTGCCGGACAAAAGTCTACTCTCGCTGGTGGAGAGTTTTTGCTCCGACGAACAGGTTCGCCCACTGACTGATTTTGTCTCCGCTAAATCCCCCACGCAGGTGGATTACGCCATTAATGCCAAATTGACGCTGTTTAACGGCGAACAGGCCAGCATTGTTCAGGCCGCGGCGGAGAAAGCGGTACAGGCCTGGGTGGAAACCCGCACTGCAACACTGGGGCGGGACATTGTCCCAAGCCAGATTATCGCTACGCTTTCCATCCCCGGTGTGTATCAGGTGGAGCTCGTTTCGCCGTCATTGATGGTGCTTGATGACAGTGAATGGGCGAACTGTACGGGTGTTAACGTCAGCATCGTTGGGGTATCGAATGGCTGATTCACTGCAATTGCTGCCACCGCCGCTGGCTGCTGACGCACGCTTTCGTTCGCTGGCGGAATTGGCTGACCGCTTTGATGACATCGATCTGAATACGTTGCTGGTTTATCTGGTTGATATCGCTGATGGCAGTGCCTTGCCCTGGCTAGCCGAACAATTCTCATTGTTTGGTGATGGCTGGGAACTGGCTGAATCGGATGACTCCAAACGCGCGTTGATCAAGGCCGCAATCGATCTGCATCGTAGCAAAGGGACGCCCTGGAGCATTAAAGAGATCATTCGACGTTTTGGTTTTGGCGACAGCACGCTGATCGAAAACATTGGTCGTCTGAACTACGACGGCGAAACCACCTATAACAACCTTTATGTACACGGTGATAAAGCAGCGTGGGCAGTTTATCGCGTGTTGTTAAAACAACCGATTACCAACGATCAGGCCAGAATGCTACGCAATGCCATTGGGATGTTTGCTCCAGTACGGTGCCATCTGGCCAGTATCGAATATTGGGAAGTGCCTATCCGCTACAACCGGACGGCGATATATAACAGTAACTACAATCATGGGAGCGCTTGAACATGGCGAATTTGTCAGAGAATCCACAATGGGTTGACGGCATTTATCAAATTGAAACGTCAGATCCGGTCGTGGGTGGACCGGATGGTGTCTCAAACCGGCAGGCTAAAGAATTGGCTAGTCGTACCCGCTATTTGAAAAAAGAGCAGGAAAAAACAGGTAGCGATCTGGCGACACACGCGGTGGCTGCCGATCCGCATACACAATATGCCCCGAAGGCGAACCCGACCTTCACTGGCATGCCCAAAGCGCCAACGCCGGCAACCGATAGCAATAGTCAGCAGGTTGCGACGACGGCGTTTGTTAAATCTGTTGTTGCAGCACTCATTAATGATGCGCCTACAGCATTGGATACATTGCAGGAATTGGCGAAGTCTTTGGGTAATGATCCCAATTTCTCGACAACGGTGTTGAATGCCATCGCTGATGTCAAATCCGAGGCGGCGAATAAGCTGAATGCACACACCGCAGCGGCTGATCCACATACGCAATATGCACCGAAAGCGAGCCCTGCGTTGACGGGGAAGCCGACGGCACCAACGGCTGTGCAGGCATCTAATGACACGCAGGTAGCGACAACGGCATTTGTTAAAGCGGCTGTTGCCGCATTGGTAAATGGTTCGCCTGCAGCCCTGGATACGTTGCAGGAGTTAGCTAATGCCTTGGGGAATGATCCGAATTTTTCAACAACGGTATTGAATGCCATCTCTGATGTGAAGGCTTCTGCTAGCAGCGCTGCGGCTATTGCGGCGAGCGCGAACACCAATGCGAACGGACGCGTGCCATCTGGACGTAAGGTGAATGGTAAGCCGTTGGCGGACGATGTTACCCTCGCGGCTGGGGATGTGGGGGCCTACACCAAAGCCGAGACTGATACGAAAGTTTCTGCAGCCATGACCGTCGCGAACAACGCTGTTATTGCAGCGACCAATGCGAATACGAACGCCAATGGGCGTGTACCATCTGGGCGTAAGGTGAATGGGAAGGCATTAACCGCAGACATTGCGCTAGTGGCGGCTGATATTGGCGCATTACCCGTTGCGGGAACAGCTACCGCTGCGGCAAAATTAGCCACACCGCGTAAAATTAACGGTGTGGCATTTGATGGCTCGGCTGATATTACATTAACTCCCGCAAACCTCGGTTTGGGAGAACCTGGGGATTTTGGGACTATCGCATTTTTACGTGTTACGACTAACGCGAATGTCAGTCATGTAAATCCCGGCGATATTATTATTTCAACAGATAACAAACCGACATTGGCATTTACATCAGCAGATGGTTCCTATTCATTAACACCCGCGGTCATTGGGACGTGGAAATGTTTAGGATATATAAACTCGTCGGACGGAAAAGCGGCACGCACAACGCTATTTTTGCGCATAGCGTAAAATATTTAACCTCGGTTTTGTAGAGCCAGGTAATATTGGGTCTATCGCATTTTTGCGTGTAACGACTAACACGAATATAAATTCTGTAAAATACGGTGACATTATCATTTCAACTGCTGATAAACCGACATTGGCATTTACATCGGCGGATGGTAGTTATTCATTAACGCCAGCAGTTACGGAATCGCGAATGTGTTTGGGGTATATCAATTCATCTGATGGAAAAGCTGCGCGTTCAACACTATTTCAGCGTGTTGAATAATCCATGTAACATATCACTTGGCGGCACGGTGAAGGTTAACTCCATCCGTGGCCGCTATAACTTACTAGTTTTAAAAATTAATTATTTTTAAAACCGCCATCCAGTTGTTCAATTCATTTTGTGTGCCGATAACAATCCCACCGCCTGACAATTTATCACAACCAAAAATACCACGATTGGGGCATTGAATTGAATATGTGTTTTCGACACACCTGCTGTTAGCGGCAAAGATCTGGATGCACCCGCAATTGAAATCAACCCAGCAGGACACATCAATACATCCCCCGCACTGTATTTCTCACTGTCAGCAATACACACGATCATCACTTCTGTAATACATGAATCAACATTCAATTCAGATATGTGATGTTCAATTATGATTGGCTCATTCAGAATCATACGTTGCCGGGCAGAAAACCACACTTCCCCCAAACCGAGGTTTACGAGAGCCACACAATATCGATACAATCAATAATTTCATGAGGTTATGAAATGCTGATTGGCTATGCACGGGTGTCTACTACCGACTAGAATACGGATTTGCAGAAAAAAGCGCTGATTCGAGCAGAATGTGAGCTGATTTTTGAGGATACCGCCAGTGGGAAGAATGCACAGCGGGCGGGGTTGAAAAGGGCGATGAGGAGATTAAGGCGCGGTGATACGCTGATAGTGTGGAAGCTGGACAGGCTAGGATGCAGCGTACGTGATTTGATTGAGCTGGTATCCGCATTACAGGCGAAAGGTATTCATTTCCGCAGTCTGACGGACAGTATTGACACCTCGACCCCCGCAGGTCGTTTTTTCTTTCATGTGATGAGCGCACTGGCGGAAATGGAGCGTGAACTGATTGTCGAGCGTACACGGGCTGGTCTCGATGCCGCTCGGTTGCAGGGGTGCATCGGTGGGCGCAAACGACTGATGACGCAAGATGCGCTTTGCCGAGCGGAAGCAATGTTGGCGACGGGGGCGACGCGCTTTCAGGTAGCGAATGTCGTCGGTGTATCAGAAAAAACCATCTACAAGTACTTTCCTGCACGGAGTAAGGATAGCGTTCTTGCTGCTGGCTAA